TACAGCCCCATCAAAATCTGTCCAAGTATCAATATTTTCTGTTCTGCTATCAAACAAATCATTAGTATAAAATCCAACACCCTGAAAAAATCTTTTTAAATTAAGAGAAAAAACACTTCCTAAATCTAAAGTATCTACAAAATCATAAGTACCAGTTGCATTTGATGTTGGGTCAGTTAGGATTAACCCCCCTTTGGCACTACTATAAACTACATTTGCTTTCGTTCCATTATAAGGTGTGCTGTCAGTATCTTCTCTATCTTCTTTGATAGTAATTGAGTCTATTATAGTTACTGAATCAAAGGAAACTTTTGCTGCATTAGTGCTAAATCTACCCCCATCATCCTGGAATTTTAAAAGGTATGTACCTCCTCCACTCATTGCAGGTACTATTGCTTCTGTTGCATTACCACTTAAAGCCTCAACAATATCTTGAGATGTTTGAAATGTTGCTTGATCTCCAAGAAGGTTTGTATGTCTGATATAAACTCGTCCTCCATGTAAAACATCAATAGCAACAGATTGTTTAAATCTTAACCTTACAAACTGTTCATTGATTGGTTCGATGGTCAGATTAGTTACATCTTCTGGAACAGTTGATTTACCAACGGCATCAAACTCTCTCGTAGTAGATGTTGCGGATAAATTTAATGCTGCATTATAAGAAAAAACTTGAAATACATACTTACCTACTTGTGCATCTAAAAGCTCAAAATCAGAACTAAATACAATTTGAGAGATAAAATTACCCTCTTCAAATTTATAATTCACAAGATACTGGGTTACACCATCAACAGGTTGCCAATCTAAAATTAATTTACTTCTAGCCATTTTATTTATTACTACTAACTGTTCACTTACAGTTAAGTTGGATGGAGGATCTGCTGGCTTATTTAAAAGAGATACTGTTCTTGTAGCTAAAGGGGCATTGTCATCTATAAAATTGTATTTACTTTCGTTATAAGTTAAAGCTGTTATTCCATAATTTATACGATCCTGTTCTTTTACTTCGATAACTCTAAATAACTGAGTCTGTAAAGAGTTGCTTGATAAAACATAAGGAGAATTTGCTTGAGGTGCGGATGAAAATGTAGATTGTGTGACTGTTTCACCCTGATCGTTTACCTTATTAACACTGTTTACTGTAATGACTGCTCCTGTAATATTTGATATTGAGCCTACTTCTACCGTTCCATCGTTTAAAATTACGCTTATTGTTGGGGTATCTCCTAAAGCAGGCAAGTTAGTTTGACTCACAGCATCTACTGTTATCGCTGTAGTAGTTGCAGATACTATCCTTCCTCCTCTTCTAGCTCCTGATCTCACTGGATCGTTTACTTCTATAACAGAACCAGGTCTTACAACAATTCCAGCATCTATTGAGGTGGTAAAACTAACAACTTCACTTTCATTTTGCTCCCCAAATAAAATTGCTCTTCCTAATCTTGCAGCTTGACCACGAGAAGTACATGCAAATGCTTTTACCTGTTTAATAATCGTTCCAAGTTTTGCTATTGCTGTTGCATCTTCTACTACCTCAAAATCAACCTCCTTAGAATCCATGTTGAAGTAGCTAACTGAAACAACTGAATGACGTTGTTTTAAACTACTGCCTGAGTAACTGAATCCACCTTCTCCTACGTTGGCTAAATTAAATACATAACTTGCACTTAATGGTTTATCTTGAGATATGGTTACACTTCCAGCAGACCATATTGGCATACATCTCATTACACTAGATAGCTCATTTATGGCAGCAAAAGCTTCTTTAGGATTTTGAATATTAACATTACAACTAAATCTTGCTTCTTCGGTTCCTGCTCCTGTTTTATCATCTACTAATTCATTTGCGTATCTACTCGCAGCAACAAAACTAAATAAGTCTAAATTGCTATCTATTATGTGATTTCCTAATCCATATCTAGTGTTTGTAAGCAAATCAAGTAAACACATTGCAGGGCAGTTGGTGTAAACAGCAGCACCCATAACACCATTAAAAATATAGCCACTTGGATAAACTATTCTGCCAGTTGCATTATCAACAGTGGGAGTGCCAGAACTAGAAGCTCCTGCTCCTGGGATTCTTACTTTTATTCCTCTGATTCGATATTTTCTTGAAGGAATACGATTAAACTGTTTACTATCTAAACGAAGGGCTACATAGGCACTATCTGGATAAGTGTTGCTATTATCAATAACTTCCTGAAAACTTGAAAACTGAAAAGCATTAACTCTTGTTGATACAGCACTATCAGCAGTAATTCGTATTACCTTTATGTCTACGGTTGTATAACCGCTTGTTAGTTCTATTCTATGATCTCTAGCATAAGCATCTGCTGTTCTTCCGCTGACAAAAGCAGTAATCTTGTCTACAAAACCCCCTGTATCATGCTGAATTTGAATTTTATAATCAACCCTATCACCATTAATATCACCATTATCTTCTAATATTTGTATCTGAGGCCAAACTAAAGTGACAATTACAGCATCAACATTTGGATTAGATATTTGTCTTGTAACCGCACCAGTTAATCCTCCACTATCAGTTCCATCGCTATTCTCAACTACTACTTGAACACCAGTTGGTGATCGACTTTCATCAATATCTGGAATACCACTCATTGCATCTTGAGGGTTCGTTCCAAACTTTGATTTAAAGGTTACATCTTGAAAGTTAAAGTCAGTAGTTGCAGGGCTACTACTATCTGCTGTAGCCACAAGAATTGGGGTATCGTTAAGAAGTACATCTTTTAAACTTGCATTGTTATAAGCGGTAGTGCCTTTAGTAAGACCTTCTTTAGAAGCGGTTGCAAATCCTTCTATTTCTCCTTCAGATATTAAATCTTGGACTGTAGCAAAACTTCTACTGTGTAAAGAATCTGGGGCACGGTATGGAGGGGGAGGACTTTCATCTCCACCACCGCCACCTGAACCTCTAATTATTTTAGTGTTATCGGTCATGCTTCTATTTGATTGTTGTCAATGGCTGCACTTATTACAACACTTCCTGTAAAAATTTCACCATAAACTATAGGAATAGGAGTTCCTGCTCTTGATGTATTTTGAACTCCACTAAAGCTAAACGATAATCTTGGATCTTCTTCTGTTGCAAATGACTGTTGTTGGGGTAAAGGAAATAACATATCAGATACACCAGATAAAACTAAAGCTATACCAATATTTCCCCCAATAGCAGCTAAACTACCTCCAGTAAATCCAAAAACACCTCCTGAACCTAAACTAAGTCCTGTTCCTCCAGAAAAAGCAGCAACACCTATTAATGCAGCACCTAATAATATCTTTCCAAATCCTTTTCCTGCTCCGCTTATTACAGGTATGAAATGAATATCTTGTTGTCCAATAGGATAGTTAATTTCATTTTCATCTATATCATAATTTCCTACTTTTACTTGGTAATACTTAGGACTCATATAAGCCTCAACTTCTGGGAAATTATGTATTAAAAAACTGACAGCTTTAGCTAGTGTATCTACTTTAACTTCAAATTCTTTATGGCCTACAAACTCGGCTAATTTTCCATATAACTTTATCTTACGAAGCATAGCGTAACCTCTTTCCTGTACATTTTAGCAACCACTCAGAGTAAGGCTCTCTACAAG